TAACTAAACCTAAACAACTAGAACTTTAGTTATGCCTCCCCCACAGTTCAGAACAATAACTGTTCTTGGTCGCCGTGGCTATTTCAGCCGACACCAGTCTTCAACAAAATGACGTTTGTTACGCTGCTTGTTTCTCTTACACAACAGGGGCAAACAACTACTTAATGTTTGCTTGGTTGCAGGAAACATCAACCCACGTTCCCGTGTATTAAATACCAACACAGTGCAATCCCGTATGTGGTCCTGGGGGTGTTCTTCCTCTGCAAGTTTGCATTGGTCTTCCGTTTGCTCGGTCCACCCATGCAGAGGTTAGAACATGAAGTTGTGACAACATCATAGCAGATGTGATACCCTTTGCAACACCATGGGAACAAAACGTTCAGTCTCCCCAGCAGACAAAGCAAGATTCTTCGCCGCTATCACCGCAGGACAATCCATCAGCGAAGCATCCCGCACTGCTGGCATCCACGTCAACACAGGTTCCAAATGGTTGAAGAAAGCAAAGGCTGCCCAGGCTGCTGCGGATGCGGCTGAGGCGTCAGCGAAAAAACATAACCGTAACCAGGGCGGTCAGCAACGTGACGAATACAACGCCTTCATGGACGCTATTGATTTACCCTCTGCACTATCAGATGAGAAACTATGTGATGAGGCGAAACGAGGGAAAGAAGATTTTGCTTTTTTCCGTGAGTACTACCTTGGGCGTGTCCCTTCTCCTTGGCAGGTGGAAGCCGCACTAGAACTTGTAAAACTGTTGGAGTCAGAAGAAAAAGAATTCGTTGTAGTGAACGTCCCGCCAGGCGCAGGCAAATCCACCCTGTTCCATGATGTTGCAGTATGGGCGATTGTGCGTGACCGCAAAATCCGTGTCATGATTGGTTCCGTTTCACAGAATATGGCGAAGATGTATTCCCGCCGTATCCGTGAAACCCTAGAACGCCCGATGCCAATAGAACCAGACCCACAACTTGTGACCAAAGGGCTGGCACAAAACGCTAAAGGATGCCTTTCCATAGACTATGGACGGTTCAAACCTACCGATAAGGGTGCTTTGTGGCGGGCTGAAGAATTCGTAGTAGAACAACTAGACGGGAATGGACTTGATAACAAAGAACCTACAGTTCGTGCTTACGGTATTGAAGCAGAATTCATCGGACATCGTGCCGACCTATGCCTATTTGACGACGTTGCATCCCCAGACAACGCCCGTGAATCTGTCGCCCGTGACAAACTTCTTGAAAGATGGGACAACGTGGCAGAGGCTCGTTGCGACCCAGGAGGGTTACTGGCTGTTGTTGGGCAGCGCCTCGGACCAGGCGACCTATACGCACATTGCCTCGCAAAAGTTACCTACGATTTGGATGATGAAGATTATGACGGTTCGGATGTCACGACACCTGAACAAGTCAATGCGATGGAACCCCTCAAATCCACGAAATACAAACACATCATTTATCAGGCGTACTATCCAGAGATGGACACAGGGAAAGAGTCCCGCCGTTTTGACGCCCCAGCCTACCCAGAAGGACCCCTCCTAGACCCCAAACGTCTCCCCTGGAAAGACCTGTCGTTCATTCGTTACAACAAACCCGATGTTTTTGAAGTTGTTTATCAACAAGGAGAACTGGAACTTGACGCATACCTTATTGACAAAACGTGGATACATGGCGGGCTTGGACAAGATGGTGTGCAATACCAAGGCTGCATTGACCACGAACGAGGACATGGTGAAATCCCTCCTGGTTTGGCACCGCCCGTATTATCCATTGTTTCTGTGGACCCATCTCCCACGATGTTCTGGGCGCTCACCTGGATTCTGTATCAACCCGACCAAAACCTATACCACGTCATAGACATTGAACGATGCAAACTCACAGCCGAAGACCTCCTTGGTTACAACACCAGCACAGGTGAATACACAGGCATCATGGAAGACTGGCAGGAACGCTCCTTCCGTATGGGCTACCCCATTTCCCACTGGGTAGTGGAAATCAACGCCGCCCAACGTTTCCTTCTAGCGCACGACTTTGTGCGTAAATGGCAAACCCGTATGGGAGTAAACGTCGTACCGCACACCACATCCCGTAACAAACTGGATGAGAAGATGGGTGTGGAGGCTTTGCTGCCGCCCCTGTTCCGTACAGGCGCTATCCGTTTGCCGCATATGCGTGGCAACTGGAAAACACTCGCAGCCGTAGAAGAACTAACAAAGTGGACTCGTGACAAAAAATCAGGGACAGACATTGTGATGTCTATGTGGATGGCTGCTTTGAACATTCCGAACCTGTCACAGTTCAGGTTGCCTCCCCGCCAGTGGCGTCCCTCTTGGATGTGAAATGATGTATAGTTAGTTCGTCATGGCAATTACCGTAGAAGAAATCCACCAACTCTACAAAGAGCGTGTAGTAGCACAAGGTCCTGTATTGGCGCAGATGCGTAAAGTGCGGGACCACGCCAACGGGGACATCGTTGTACCGTTGAACGAGTTAGACCGCAACGCAGTTTCATCCGTCGCATCATTGTTGACCCAGGGTCTAGACCAAATGTCTACCCGTGTGGCTTCCACAATGCCGATGCCGTATTTCCCACCATTGAAAGATGGGCAAGAACGAAGCATGAACATTGCTCGTGACCGCAAGAAAGCAATGCTTTCCATCTGGGACATGAACCGTATGAACATGAAGATGCGTCGCCGTAGCCGCCACCTTCTCGCATACTCCTCATCCCCTGTCATCATCAAACCAGACTTCAAAACTCTCACACCTAAGTGGCATGTTCGCAACCCGCTTGATACCTTCCCTTCTTTCCGTGACGACCCAGACGACCCAGTACCCGACAACGTAATCTTTACCTACACGAAGCCTGCGAAATGGTTGATGGATAACTACGCAGGTCAAGTCATCGGCAAACTCCGTATGGGCAAACTGTCGTACGACCAGATGTTCACCATCCTTGAATACGTTTGTGCCGACGAAATTGTTATGGCTGTTATTGGTACAGAGAAAAAGGATTGGCAATCAGGAGCCGAATACCAAGGAAATGAGATTGTAGAACTGGAACGTATCTACAACCGCACAGGTATGCCACTTGCTGTAGTGCCACAACGCATCACCCTTGACCGTCCTCGTGGACAATTTGACGGGATGCTTAACACATACTTCACTCGTGCCAGACTTCAGGCTTTGACTGAAATTGCTATTGAACGAGGCATCTTCCCTGACGAATACCTTGTTGCCCGCCCTGGTGAAAACCCAGAAATCATGCAGGTAGCCGACGGAAAACTTGGACAGTTAGGTGTTGTCAAAGGTGGCGACATCCAGCAATACCAAATCAACCCAGGCTACAAAACCGATATTGCGTTAGACCGTTTGGAACGCCAAGAACGTTTAGAGGGTGCTATCCCTGCCGAGTTCGGTGGCGAATCAGGAAGCAACATCCGCACAGGACGCCGTGGCGAATCCATCCTGTCAGCCACCATTGACTTCCGTGTACAAGAAGCACAATCAATTTTTGAATCATCATTGAAAGAAGAAGACAAAATTGCAATCGCCATTGAACGCACCTACTGGGGTAAAGAACCCAAGTCTTTTTTCCTATCTGGTTTCACTGGCGGCAAAAAAGATTACACACCTGAAAAACTTTGGGAAACAGACCATCACTTTGTTTCTTACCCTGCTTCTGGTTCGGACGTTAACAGCCTTATTGTCGGGTTGGGACAGCGCCTTGGAACTGGACTGATGTCTAAAGAGTCAGCCCGTGAAGCCGACCCACTTATCGCAGACCCAGAGTTAGAACGTGACCGTATCGTTGCTGAAGGATTAGAAGCAGCCCTACTGTCATCTATCCAGGCACAAGCCGCAGACCCGAACGGTCCATACCAACCAGATGACTTGGCGTTTATTGCTGAAATGGTTGGCACAAACAAGATGGGTCTTCCTGCTGCTATTCAGGCTGCACAGAAACGAGCGCAAGAACGACAGGCTGCACAAGCACCTGCTGGTTCACCAGAGACAATGCCAGGATTAGCGATGCCAGGTATGGGCGCTGAACAACCTATTGCTGGACCTGAAGGTGGACCATCATTAGACCAACTTCTTGGACAGTTAGGTGGACCACAAGCAGGAGCAGCCGCACCTCCAGGTTCGCCAGGTGAGTTCTTAGTCTCGCAAGCCGACTTGGAGGGTAACCATGGCTGAATATCCGAACCGCACAGACCTACAAAACCCTGCTGCAAAAATGGCTGCCACAGCCGCCAAAGGTCAAACCTATGGTGAAGC